GGCGGCCGCGCAGAGTTGTACATCCTTCGCTTCAGTTGTTCAGGGGAATACAAATTCTCCTCCAGCAGGACTCGGTATTCCTGATTGTGCGTATATCACTGCTAACTCCGCAGCGATCTGTAATACCATGGCTTCATGGGATATTGCGAACTCCGACACATGCTATCTTAAAGGACCCGGCTATGGATGCACAATTAATCCTGGTCAGTTTTCAACCACTGTCGCAATCTATTGCCAACTTGGCCCGGCTGCACCTGTAGGTACGGCCACGGCAAGTGGATCAGCAAGCGCATCCGCAAGTGCTTCTGTAAGTGCTCTACCAACAGTATCAGCAAGTGCATCCGCAAGTCCTTCGGCCAGCGCATCAGTAAGTTCATCGGCAAGTGCCTCAGTAACTGCTTCAGTCAGTCCATCCGCAACTGCTTTTGTGAGTCCATCTGCAAATCCAACTGCCAGTGCTTTAGCAACACCTACATCAACGGCTACACCTACACCAACTCAGACACCTAGTGGGTCAATAACTCCTACACCTTCTTTCACTAGTTTACCGTCTGCGAATGTAACAATTATTTATGAGAATGCTCCAATGTCAAACGGTGTCATTGCAGCCATCGCATTTTCATCTATCTTTGGAATCCTTGTTGTTCTTGCATGCTGTGCACGATTTGGGATTATATTAAGAGGGTCTCCTGCGGCTCAAGCCATTTCTGAACGTATTGTCTTAACCGCGACTGAACGCATAGCAGGCGCGGTGGCTGAGCGAAGGGCATCAGTCATTGCGGTTGTTGAGCGTAGAAACTCTAAAGTATCTGAGCCACGTAAAAATTCAATTGTAGGGCCTGAGCGCCATAAATCAACTCTTGAACTTCGTGCTGTAGAAGTTCAGATTGAGAAGAAGGACCTCACATAAAATAATAGTGTAAAGAGTACGCCTCCCCAAAATGTATCAACCACTGCAAACAATGGCTGATATTTTTTCAGCGTAGCAAGATTCGTAAAATCATAGACTGCATACGTGGCTGCACCAAGTCCAAATGACTCCGCAGCAGTTGTAGGAATGGTCGCAAGGAATCCGAGGGCCAGATAGACAATAACTGCAGGAATCGGATTGATTACGAGGGCAGAACCCTGAATATCGCGAATCATATCACCAGACCATTGAGAACTGATCATCAACCACGGTAGATCTAAGATAAGGGCCGCTACGGCCAAGGTAATCACTGTAAAGATTGTTGCGCGTTCAAATAGCATCGAGCGACTCTTCTGTTTTAGTAAGGAAAAATGTCTGTCCACTTGGAGGCATTTGAATGGACCACAGAACCAAAACGACTTTTCATAGCGGGTGGCCTCAGTGAGGCCATTCAGGTTTTTCTGCGTGTGCAACAAGAACTTCTCTTTCGTGGTCGGCGATGCCTTGTCCTTACGGAGGACTTGAAATCGGGACAACGGTTGCGAGTGTTTCAGGAGAACTGGGATTTTGTTATTCGTATACGAAGCAATATTGATTATTCTCTCTTTGCATCTTATTTGCAGAATGCTGGTAAACCCATTTCAGTACTCTGGATCGGCTCAGAGATACCCAGTGTTCTTTTGAAGAAGTTTGAATCAGTTCATTGGGTCTGTATGGCTGGAATGCTACCGAGTATCCGTGATATCTATTATACTTTTCTGAGCCCTGTACTTGCTCCGTTAAAATACAAGGATTGGTTTGCTGCACAGGGTACAGTACAAGGACTGGCTGTACTTGATAGTCTTGAAGAGTTTAGAGAGAAGAAAGCAGGCCTAGTAGTCTGTCCGAATCGTTCCGTAAAATGGTACGATGCGGCTGGGCTTGAAGTACGCGGTACTGAAATTGGTGTTGAAGATGTCTGTGAAGTACTCAAATGGTGCACTGCTCAACTTGAAGGATCGGAGGATTAGCAGGAGGCGTGATTAGCACCCTCATCCATACACTTCTTGTCTACGCACTTCTTGCATCCCTCAAAGCCCTCATAGGCCATTGAGTAGCGGAAGACCATCTTGTGTAAAAAATGGTAGACCAGGGCAAAGATTAGGCCGTGAACAATCGCAACCGTAAGCTTGGAGCCTGCGGGGGGGAGGCGAGTGACGATACCAGGTGTCAAGAGAACAAAGAGTACTACTGTAAAGAGCATTACCGTGAGATTCATAGTCTATACTTAACCAAAAGATTTAGTTCAGTATAGAGACTTCATAAGGAAATTCATTTAGCGCCGGTCACGAAGGCACTCGGCTCTGCTCTCATATCCTGCTTCCTTCCAATCATCGCAATTAATATCTCCTCCACGCTGCTTCTTGAAAAGCTTGAATGTGCCCTTCTTGGCGACATAGCCTAACTTACGCAGTTTGCGGATCGCCTTGAGTCCCGCGGCGTGCTTGCGGCGGCTCACGATCTTGCCCTTGTGGCGCATGAGATCCTTCTTGGTGAGGCCACCGGAAGTGTGGCGGGCCGTACCGTGCCACACCTGGGCCTTTGAGCCCGTGGCCATCTTGGCACCACCGTGCAAATTGCCGCGGTTCTTGCGTGTACGGCGACCACCAGCGAGTATTGTCTTCGGAACTTCCATTCTATATTAAAAGACTAGATAAAAAACTACGCAGTTGCTTTTACGCGGTGGCTTTTACGCGTGGCTCTTCTTCTCAGCATCTGAAAGTTCACCCCACATCTTGCCAATCTTCTTGCCAAGTTCAGGAATCTTCATGCCAGGATTCTCCTTCATCAGTTGAGGGCGCACCTTATTTGCAAACTTCATGTAGCCACTCAACTTGCGCTTGCCACCCTCCTGCTTATTCTTACGCGTCTTATTGGCTCCCTTGCGCTTGCCACCCTCGATGAAACTCATATCACCCTCGGCCTTCATATGGATATTATTGGCAGCACCCTCTCCGCCACATGTAACCGTAAGTGTATCTCCAGGCTGAAGCGTAATTTCCTTGTTAACCATTTCTACTAAGGCCTTACATTTCTGCGAAGCAGAAGGCTAATCGAGTCTATGCGAGATTACATTTGGAGTCGGGGCGTCTGTCCTTTACGAATCTGGGAAATTAGGGCACTAATCTGCTTCGGGTCGTAGACACCTGCAAAATGAACTAGAAAATCACCCTGTTCCCAAAGTGGCTGTCCTTCAACTCCTCGGAGAAACGCATTAAATCTCTTGTGCTGCGCCGTAATCTCCGTTTTTGCAAAGTCATCTTCGTTTTCATCAAGAACCTTAATCATCGCCGCATTTTCCCACCAAACATGATACAGATAATCAGTTTTCTGCCATACCTTCTCCCAAAAGGCGCGCATCCACGCGGTGTTTCGGAAAAGAATATTACCAGAATTAATATGGCCGCATGCATCCAGTGTCATGAGTAGGTCTTTGTCGTTTGGAAGGAGCGGCACCATACAGTCCTCAAGACGAGTATTCAGATTTGTAATGAAGACATCTGCATCAGAAAACCAAATGAGTGCACCTTCAGGAAGACCTTTCATGACCGAAAGTACAAAGGGCACTTTTGACCACGGAATAGGCCGCTCACGATCCCAGAATTTCTCATCGCCCTGAATGTATGTATATCCGTGCTGCCTCGCATAGTCAACCTTTGATTGCAGTGCCTCTGCAAGACCTGTACGATAATCTTCACCAATGACAAGTGTCAGAATCGTAACACTCATTTGCTGATAAGTTTATTGCAATACCCTTAAAGTAGTAAGCAAGGTAAAAATTTGAAACTTCAAGTCCACCCAAATTACTCCACAAATACACTATGTCAAAGGAGCGTTTCGAATATTTCAAGAATAAGGAGGGTGAGTATGTCTGTAAATTCTGTGATAAGACAACTGCAAAGCAGAGTACGATGCATATGCATTATAAGGCCAAACATTCGGGTGAATTGCCCTTTGTCTGCGATGTATGCAACAGGCGATTTTCACAGAAGCAGATTCTAGATCTACATACACGCGCACGTCATGTAGATAATGACCAAGTTGAGAAGTACCAGTGCCCCTGTTGTGACTTCGAGTCGCAGAGTTTTGCGAACCGCATTATCCACTTTACTCGAAAGCACTGCCGTAATTATTTAGATGATATGAAGGACGGGACAGGCAATGAAATTACATGTACCGAGTGTCAGAAAACTTTCAAAAGCAGCACGGCGTTTTACTACCATGCAGGAAAGTGTCTTGATAGTATCCAGGGCATTACAATTCCTCATCTAGATGAAGTACTTACTGTAGGTTAATCAATCTCTCAGATTATTCATCTCTTGAACAATGCTGTAGAGGTGGTATCCACCTGCCGCGAAGGCGAGCATAAGTAGGAGTTCATAATACGGGGTCTCTGTATTTTTTCCTTTGAGACCAATGATAATCAGAAGAGGCCCAATCAGCAATGCGTGAATTAGGTTTATATATAGGTAGGGTGATGCATTAACGAATCGAACATATGCCTTGTAGCCATGGTAGACTGTAATCACAATACCAAGAACTAATGCAGTCGTAAAGATTTCATTTGAAACAGCGGACCGTTGAAGGCCAATATAGAGAAAGAAGGGTACGACAAAAAAGATATGAAAAAGCGATAAAACAATATGAGAGTTCATAGGATTCTAAGTAGAGCACGGCTATTTTCAAGTGCGCCTTCAATCCACGCCTGTCTCATTGAGAAACTTTCGCCACAGATGAAAAGATTTGGTAGGTCGTTGAATGGTTGAAGAGTCTCTTTACTGACTTTATAGGGGTCATAGAGACCGGGTGTCCAGTAAGTCGCACCTGATTTCCACGGATGTGATTTAACAACCGTAGGATACGGAATTTCTCGTGTCGGGAACAAGCGTCGACATTCATCTGTAAGAAGTTTTCCTAAGACTTGCTCTGCAATCGGCTTCATACCACTTGCAATATTTGTCCAGACAATTGAATCACCTGCATCCGTATAGGAGATCATCACAATACCTTTGTCAGGTCGAATAGGAATAAAATAGCGAAGTCGGGTTTCTGTGACAAACTTCGGAAGATCTTCAAACCAGACTTTTCCGTTTTTTCCAGGAGGAAAGACTGCGTAGATACGATGAAGTGGCTCCATCTTTACACAAGTGAGTGCGGGAAGTGGCTTGAAGATTGGAATTTTTCTGAGTGCATCCGCATGAAGAGCACAGATGACATTTTTTGCCTGCACCGTTTTAATTATTCGAGAGTCATGTAGGCTTGGACTTCCAGTAGCAAACCAAAGTGTCAGAGTATCGTCGAGTTCAGGAGCCAGATTTTCCAGAGAATGATGAGTATGAAGATCAACACCTCTTGATTTGCAGTCATTTGTTAAAGCATCTATTAGACTATCAAGTCCCTCTTTACAAATAGAGAATCTCTGATTGGCTCCCATTTCAGTAGTGAAACTGCCGAGTGCAAGATCCGCACGTAATGTAAAGAGTTCTGCACGATACGGAAACGGGTCTGTGAAGGCCTTGGCCTTTGCAGTTCCAAAGACACCTTCAAGAATTTCACAGAGTGTATGTTTTCCGAGAATTTCTTGAGGAAGCATTTGTACTTGCGGTAACCATGTACGAAGACTATCTTCAAATGGATTGGCTACTAAGTCTGAACCATAGGTTTTTATCCAACCTGATTCATCTGAGATAGGTATCTCATGAAGATTGTATTCCTTGAGAAGGTCGCGTGTTACTATGTGGCTTGAATGAATACGACCTGCACCCTCCTCCCATTGCAGGTTCCTATCGTGAAATGTTAAGATCCGACCCCCAAGAACTCTGTATTTTTCAAACACGGAGATCTTTGCATGTGTATGGCGCTTGGCCAGTTCGCGGGCTACATAGAGTCCTGCGATACCGCCCCCAACAATGGCATAGTCGAGCATTGCCATTTACTTAATAAAGATAGAGTTTATCCAAGCCATCACTTTTCCTGTATCAGCACTGGTTACTTTATCGAGATATTCAGTATTCTGGATTGCGACAAAGGTTGGAATCTTGGAGACTTGACAGTATCCAGGAGTATACTTATTTTGGTCAATATCACATTTGAAGAAGGTTACCATAGGAAAGGTGTCGGTGATCTTCTTGAGGTCAAGATCACGGCAATATCCACACCACTCTGCTGTAAAATAGACGACCACGTATTTTGGCATCACCTTAATCCGTTCATCCTTTCCACGGGCAATGAGGGCCTCGAAATACTTATGATCCGGGAGGGGTGTCATTGTGTACATCGGGTGGGACATCGTTGGTATTTTCTTCTTTAGAGGTTTTATTTGATGGTGTAAATCGCGCCCATGTGAGTGTAAGGGCACCCACTAGAACAATAACGGCCGTGCCAAAGAATACATAGGAACTGAGGTTTCCAGCGGCTTCTAAAGCACCAACGGCGCCTGTGGCACCGCCCTTTTGCCCTGCAGCCGCTCGTAGAGCAGCAGGGTCAGTAAATGCCGAGATGGAATCGGTCGCGCTTAGAAGTTGCGGAGCCTTCTCAGCAAGTGCAACTGTACTCTTTACAGCGGCCACAGCCGGCGGAATAGTTTTCTGCACGGCATCAATCACAGGTGGAATCACCTTTTCAACGGCACACTTTGTATCTACAACAAGTCCGAGGGCTGCCCGAATTGGTCCTAAGAAGGGAGCAAACGGACCTGTTATAATGCTAAAGAGACTCTGGTCAGATTTCATCTTTTCAAAAGCGCTCGGTGTCATTACATTTCCTGCCGCGCCAGTTGAGTTCATGTAGATTGTAGAAGGGAAGAAGCGTGGGGTGCCATCAATAAAGAGAGACTTTGTATCATATAAGAGATACAGTGCAGAATAAGTTGTCCATAATAATGAAAAGACAGTGAGAATACCACTTATTGTGAAAAGAAGCATTGCGAGTCCACCCATAAAATCACCCGCTGCAAAATGACTGAGGCCAAAGGGAAGACTCAGAAATCCGACATAGAGAAGAAAGAATATAGGGCTCGGTGCAGTATCTGGTGCGGCAGATCCAGTTCCGTGAAATATACCTGCACCTAGGCCAGTGGGTCCAAAAAAAGGCACTGAAAGGCCGTATTTGTTCACAGAATCCCATTCAGCAAATGTCTGAACTATATCATAGATCCACCAGAAACCGAAGGCGAATAGATTTACAAAGACTTTCAGTGCGGCCGTTCGTGGTGAACGGAGAAGAATATGATCAACTGCAAAAAATCCACCTACAATTGTAATAAATGTAAAGAGAGTCGGTGAGATTTGTGAGCCCCCCCATGACTTTGCGGATGTATGGTCAAATGAACCTAGGAAAGACATCCCTACTAATCTGTATCCGTCTTTGTGCTAGGCAAACAATCCGTAGGCACTTCAAATCCCTTAGATCGGAGATGACTCAAGAAATCAGATGGAAAGCAATCGGCCTTGAAGAAATCACACGGCGCCTGTGTGGGGTCGGGTAGACGAATTGAGACTGGGCCCGATGTCATTCGGAATCCAAACTCTCTGAAATTTGTCAAGACAAAGGTTCCATTTGATTGAGGATAGAGTTCAAAGTTGCGTAGCGCAAATCCGTATTTCCAAAAGAGAAGCCAAAGGTCCTCAAATTCATCATACATTGTGTCAGGTTCATTCCATTCAAAGTCTTTTTCAAATGATTCACAGGCTCTTGGAATCCACCACCGCTCAAATGCATAGTCTTGAATAAGTTTACGCCCAATACGTCGCACACGTTGCTGTGTAATTGAATCGTGTTCCATTATCTGATATTATCCAATGATAACAGATAGTAGTTTCAATTTTTTGGACACCTTAGATTGTAAAGAGAACACCACCGAATCCATCCACTACGCGCAGAACATTATGGTTCTTTGCATAGACACGAACTGTGCAGTTTCCAAGGGCAGGAATCGTCGCTTGATTCGTCATTATTTGCAGTACAATACTGTCAATACGACTAGCATTCATTGAACCACTCGGCTGAAGTTCTTCAGGACGGAGTGCAAGACTATAACAGTAGATAAAATCATCTGATGGAATGGTTGTATGGCGTTGCCACGGTTGAACTAGACGGAAATAAGTTGCATCGCGAACTTGGAAGCGGTCAAATCCGTCGAGTTGTAAAACTGCATTGGCGAGAATATCTGTACGGACTCCTGTTTCATTGACACTTAGACTACTGAAGTTGAACCACTCCTTATTATTAATTACGAGTTGTCGCTGGAGCACCCAGATAAACTCACGAATCGGATGATTAAATTCAATCGGCACAGGAATTGACTGTGAACTCGGAGGAATTGCAATTTGTGACGTATACTGAATTTGTTCAATAAGATATTCGTGTGCTGTACTTACAAATCGTCGGCGCTCATCCACATCCAGATAGACAAAATCACCCCACAGTGTGCAATCGGTTATATGGGCCGGCTTTACGGTTATATCTACACAGTCTTGAATGACATTCGGTGTCCAGAAGCACTGTTGAAGGGGTCTAAACGTAATATTAATCCGGACAGGATGATATTGTAGAGCAAGGAGTGGAAGATAGAGGCCGGGATTCTTACAAAACCAGAATTGAAGTGGCACATAGAGTTTGAGGGGTCCAATCAGTGTAGGTTGAGAGAATCCATCCACTTTGCCAATCATATCATAAAAACCAAACTTCTGTGATTCAGTTGTGGTGAGATTTGACCAAATCTCCATCCATTCTCCAGTTTGGCGATCAATCTCCTGCTCACCAATGGTCAGTGTAATCTCTTGGATAAGTGCATGACCTATAGAATTTACATAAGCAACAGTTTCACCCGTAGTGGAGAGATAGAGTGGGGGAAGTGTAATCTCTAAAATACAGGGACCGAGTAAATCTCCACTCCGAGGAACGAGCCAACTGATTTTTTTTCCAAAATCAGGTTCATTGTCTGAATACATTTCAACAGATTCAATGGCAAAATTCGTATGACGACGATAGACAAACTTAAACCATGTTATCTGAGGGTTTCCCGTCAAGAAAACATCTTGTTTTCCAACTGCGACGAGTTGTAATAGACCACCGTTGCCAGTCATCTCGCGGCGCTTCTGAATGATGGAGTGATTCTTAGTAGAAGGTAGTAGCGCGATGGATCCTCGCATGAATTCAAGAAGAGGATATGACATGGATTTGACGGTCCTCCGGTCACTTTTTGCACTTGATCCTAACACAAATATTCCAATCAGCACAAACTGGCTCATGACAGCAGATGGAATTGGTGGTGTTCAATGGAAAGGTTTGGCATCGTATATGAGTACCGTAAGCATTTCAAATATTAG